GAGGGTGCGTTGGTCGGTGGTCGCAGGTACGGGCTCGTGGGCCATGTCGGGTTCCTCAGGGGGTCGAAAAACTAAACGAATTCTACGTCATTACAATGGGTTACGCGCTAAGTTAATTGCATTGAGGATTACCTGGCGCTTGCGGGTGGTCTGAGCGGTCTTGTGCGGCTGGACGTGGACGCCGTCATCCTGGCAATCGGCGACCCGTAGCCGCAGCAGGTCGCCACGGCGCAGACCGGTGAGCAGCTTCACCCGGATGTAGGCGAGCACCAGGCGGATGCCGCCGTACTTCTGGCGCGGCTTGATCGACAACGCTTCGACGATCTCCCAGTCCTCGATGTAGCGGTCGCGCGGCTGCTGGCCGGCGAGCTCCACCTGGCCCTTGAAGGGATGGCGCCTGATCGCGCCCCACTCGACCGCCTTGGTGTAGACGTGGGACAGCACCTCGGCCTCCCGGTGCGCGGCGGTCTTCGCCCTACGTAGATCTACGTATCGGTAGACGTGCTGCGGTTCGAGGGTGTTGATCGGCAGGGCGCCGAACACCGGTCGAAGTCGCGCCAGTGCCCGCACGTTGTCGGCCTGGGTCTTGGGCGCCTTGGCCGGGATCACCTCGAGGGCGTAGCGATCGAACAGGTCGCCGATCGTCCGCGCCTTGTCCAGGTGCTGCATCCGCTCCGACCAGGTCCGGTAGGCTTCCGGCAGCGTTCGGCCGAGCAGGAACCAGCGCTTGCCGTCCCAGACCGGCTCATGGCCAGGCGGCACCCGGAAATAGTAGGCGCCGTGCTTGCTGGCCCATCGGGCGGGCAGACCACGGTTCTCAGGGGCTCGCTTCTTAGGCGGCATTCAGGGATGACCAATCGGGTTCCGCGGCCACAACCGGCCGCTCTGGCGCTCCGAGCATAGCCTCGACGTGGGCGCGCAGCACGACCGGGCTGCCGTCCGGCCGGATGATGTGCTCGATACCCATAGTGCGCAGCGCACGCACCTGGGCGCGAGGTAGCTTGCGCTTCGTGAGATCGGCTAGCTCGGCGGCGGTGAGGAACATCAAGCCGCCCGCCCCATCATCAGGTCGATGAACCAGTCGCGGTGGACCTTGCGCAGGTCGATCCGCGCGGCGTGATCGCCGATCCAGCCCCGCAGCGCCTTTGCCTTGATCCGGTACTCGTCGCCGCCCCGGATGTCCATCCGGGTGGTCCCGGCCTTGATCGCCGGCAGCCCCTCGACTTTGATCCACCTGGCGACGGTCTTGGCGTCGACGCCGAGCAGGCGGGCCACGCCGGTCGCCGAGTAGACGCCAGCGAGCTCGCGGGCCTCGCGGAGGCCGATGCCCTCGCGCTTGACCTTGACGGCGATGGCGGTGGCGCTGCGGCGGAACCCCTTAGCCGCCATCTTGCGGCGGATCACTTCGATGGAGTGATGCGCAAGCTCTTCCAGCAACGCAAGCTCGGCGTCGGACCACGGCGGCTCGCGCTTCGTCGGCTGGCGCAGCCCCAGGTCGAGCGCACGCCGGCTGACCCACCAGCGGGGCCGGCTAACCCGCTCGGCGAGGCGGTGGATTTCAGCCTTGTCGCCGGTGGCGGCCAGGTAGCCTTCGCGGATGATGCGGTCGATGTACTCGGAGGACGGGTACTTCGGCGGCTTGCGCCGGGTGTGCGCCGGCGCCTTCACCCGCAGCGTCGAGGCGCGGCTGACGATGGCCGAATAGGTGCGCCGTGGCAGAAAGTCGCGCACGGCCTCGTAGCCGCCGACCGTCCAGCGGGTGCGCAGGATTTGGTCCTCCTGCGGCGACCAGGCGTGGCAGGCGCGGCCGCGCAGTTCAGCGGCCATCGCCAAGCACCTCCCTCGCTTCCTTCATCCGCGCCTTGAGCGCCTCGGTGCGCGAGCTGCTGGGCGGCGGGGAAGAGTCGCCCTTCTCCGACTCGGTCACATCGAACCAGTCCGCGGGCGAGCTCATGCCGTCGCGCAGGCTGGCGTAGATCTTCTTCAGACCCACGACCTGCGCCGGCTGGATGGCGTCGAGGTGGCGCTGGATGCGCTTCTCGATCTGCTCGCGGGTGACGCCGAACGCCTGGAAGGCGGCGACCATCTTCTGCATCGCCTCGGGCGAGGTGTCGGCCTTCGCCTTCATGGTCAGCTCGCACTGCGCCACGGCGGCCTCGACCACGTCGCCGGGGATCACCGCAAGGACGCATGAGCGGAGCCGGCGCGCGCCCTGGTTGGCGACCATCTCGTAAATGTCACGCGGGTCCTCGAGCTTGATGGCGCCCTTCTTCGTGTGGCGGGTGTGGGGGACGTGGAAGGTGACCTCGCGGCGCGTGTTCGTCTCGACGTCCCAGGCGAAGGCCTGGACGGTGCTGCCGCCGCGGGCCTGCTCCAGCTCGCGGATGCCAAACTGGAGATTGCCCCAGTTCTGCGCAATCGCCTCGGCGAGCCGGATGGACGGGCCTGACACGTCGGTTCCGCCGCGGCTGTAGGTGTAGACCGCGCTGTCGGCAAGGCTGGGCCGGGCGCAGGCATTGAGGATCCTGTCCATCGCGGCGACGGGATCACGCGGGTTCATCCGCGCGATCATCATCGCGGCCTGGACCTCGGCGATCGCGCGCTGCTGGTCGGACTGGGCCAGGGCGCCAGCGTTGGCCGTCGGTGGCGCCAACTGGGCGGCGGCGAACGGGTTCTGAACGGCGGTCATCGGGGCGTTGTTCATGCAGCCTCCTTCAGGGCAGCCTTTGGGGACGCGAGCCGGAACACGCGCGTCGTGGATTCGGTCGTGAACTCGGCGGCGATCTCCGGCCGCTCGGTCTTGAGGCGGGACAGTTCGACCCGCTTGCTGGTCTGGGTCTTCCAGGTCGCGAGCTTCCGGCCGTCAGGAGTGATCAACTCGGCGGCGTCCATCAGGGCCTTCTTGATCTCGCCCTCGCATGCCTCGATCCGTGCGTCCAGATCCTTCGCGTGGTCCTTCATGGCCCGAAGCTCGAACACCATCTGTTCGACTTCCTGGGATGCCATGACCTGACCGCCGCTGTCCCGCGGCCAGCGCTTGGCGATGTCGGCCAGGGACCGCGGCGCCGGCGGGACGTTCTCCATGACCAGCGCCCAGAACTGCGCCTCGGCGTCCTCGAGGAGGCGGATCAGCTCGTTGTCGCGCGGGATCTCGTACAACCTGAAGTCACGACCGCCGATCAGGACGGCCACGTCCGCCACCTCGCAGCCGGTGACGGCGAGGTAGTGCTGCACCTGGCACAGGTACGCTTCGGGAATCTGGTCGGTGCCGGCCTCCCCCCACTCGGGCGCCATGAACGCGCCGGCGGTCTTGCACTCCAGAATCCGGCGGGTGCGGATTTCGCCGCGCACGCGCGGCCGGCGGTCGCCGTCCCAGATGAGACGGTCGACGTGCCCGAGCATGTAGAAGCGCTCGGGGTGGCGGAGCGTGTCGTTGCAGCGCTCGACCTTGCGGCCGGTGCGGGCGACGTACTCGTCTGCGACCAGGTCCTCGAGCTTCCGGCCCCAGTAGGTCGCCGCCGTGTCCTCCATGCTGTCGGCCTGGCCGGTCTTTTCCAGCCAGACATCGAGCGGCGTTTTCCAGGGGCTCAGCCCGAGGATCGCGCCGGCGTCGCTGCCGCCGATGCCGGACCGGCGGGTTACCAGGAAATCAGGCGTTGCGTTCATGCGGCCTCCCGCATTTCGTAAGAGGTGGTCTTGTGCGGCAGCTCGCGCCAGCCACAAGAGGCGGCGATCCGGGCTGCCATCCGGCGGGCCTCCCGTTCGTTCTCCGCCTTCAGCGCGGGGCAGACGAACTCGGGCTCGCGCCGATAGGTCACTGTCACGTGGTAGGTCTTCATTCCTCGTCTCCCAGGGCGTTTTCGGCGATCTCTACGGCGTCGCCTTCGCGGGCCACGATCCGGCGCAGCGCGGTCTTGAGATAGGCGACGTCGTCGCGCGCGTAGCGCAGTTGCCTGCTGAGCGTGTCGTCGTCCGGTAGCGCGAGGAGGGCGGCTTCGTCGGCGTGGAGACTGATCTCGACGACCCCGTCGGCGGTCCAGACTTCGATCAGGCGGACGGTGCCGATCGCCTCGCCGCCCCGGCGTATTGGCTGTGGGTCGCCGGCGACGATCCGGAACACCTTGTGGACGATCAGGCCGGCGCTCACGCCGCCTCCTCGCCAGCCACCAGCCGGACGCCGAGGGGCTTGAGCAGCTGCGTCTCGGCCTTGAAACGGACACCGCCCGGGATCTGCTCGAACTCGCCGAAGTACTCGACGGTCACCTTCCGGCCGCGGCGCGCTCCCGCGCCTTCACGGTGTCGGGCCTGGCTGCTCTCGACCAGGTCCAGGGCGTGATGGACAGCCTGGCGGCCGCCACCGAGACCGGTCAGACCTTCCTGGACTGGAAGAAGACCGTGCTCGCCGACGTGCCCGATCTGGGCAAGCTGCCCGCAGATCGCCTCGACAACATCTTCCGCACGGCCATCCAGACCCACTACAACATCGGCCGCTGGGAGCAGCTCGAGAGCAACAAGGCCCGCCGGTCGTACCTGATGTACGACGCCATCAACGACGGGCGCACAAGGCCAGCCCATCGGGCGATGGACAACCACATCGCGCCGATCGATGACCCGATTTGGAACCGCTGGTATCCCCCGAACGGATTTCGGTGCCGTTGCTCGGTGATCGCGCTCACCGAGGCCCAGGCCAAGGCCCGCGGCTACGGCACTAAGCCCACGCCCGACGCGCAGCCCGACAAGGGCTGGGACTACCATCCGGCCAAGGGGCAGGACGAGGCGCTGCGGAAGGTTGGCAATGACAAGCTCGCGAAGGTCTCTGGTACGCTTGCGACCAAAGCCCAAGACTTGCTGTCTGGCCGCAACGTGGTGATGAGCTCGACATACTGGCGTTCGGCTTGGCCTGGGGATTTTCCCGATACGCTGATCCTTGCCCCTGAGCCAGCGGCGAAGCGTAGCCCTTTCTATCAGGCGGCTAAGAACGGCGATCTTTTGTCCGCCGTACAGCTAATTGAAGATGTTGTGCCAGGCGCCGAGTTGGGGCGGCTTGCAGATTGGGCGAAAGAGCGGCCGGTTCTCGTTGGCGTGCATGCGCAGGAGGCAGTCAGTATTAATCGCATCCCGGTGGCGCTAGCCGCGTGGGTCGGCGAGCGTTATGGTCTCGCCGTGGAGCGTTCCCTTGTACAGACAAATAGGGTGGGTAGAACCGGCTCATCAGGGTGGCACAGGCTCGTGGCTCAGCCGACGTTCTCGGGGGATGTGAACTACGGTGAAAGGTACCTGATGCTCGATGATTTCGTTGGGCAAGGCGCGACGTTCGCAAATTTGAAGGGTTACATCGAAGCGAAGGGCGGGAAGGTCGTCGGGGCGGTTGCGCTTTCTGGGCAGGTTCGGTCTGCTAGACTTGCAATTGAAGCATCAACAGTGGCAGCGCTGAGAGCGGCGTATGGCGATCTCGAAGAGTGGTGGGCGGCCAGCTTTGGCTACGGATTTGAGCGTCTCACCGAATCTGAGGGGCGCTACCTTCTCCGCGCCCGTAGCGCTGTCACCATCCGAAATAGAATCCTTGAGGCAGGACAAGGCCAGATCGATTGACATGGCCCGGGATCTTCTTGCGCAGGCCAGAGCGAAGGCCGGCGCGCTGTAGCGCGCATCATGATCTCCGTCGAGCTCGATGACCGCGCCGTCCAGGCCGCCCTGGCACAGCTCCGCGACCACGCGCAGGACCTCGCGCCCGCCTTCCGCGAGTTTGGCGTTCGCTGGAACGAGACCGCGATGCTCAAAGACAAGACGGGGTATCACACCCTAGCCGTGTCACGGTCGATGTTCGTCGATCACAAGACAGGGGTCAGCAAGGTCACGAAGGCCGGTCGCGCGCCGTATCTGCTCTACGTAGCTAGAACGATTCTTGACCCGGACGAAATCCGGTTGCGTGAGGGCGGACACGGCGACAGGGCACTCTACCTGCTAGCCCGTTACATCATCCGGCAAGAGGTGATGAACCTCTTTGCCGTGTTCAAGGAGGACGGCAAGGTCTGGGTGGGGCGGACTGGATACCAAGACCACAGGCCGGAATATCTCAAATCGAAGCGTGGAGGCATCCTGATTTATCGCCGCCCAGAAATGTGAAAGCCCCGCAGCATCGCAGGGCTTTCCCGGTTGCTCGCTCCGGCAGATGCTTACATCGTCCGCAACCGTTACCCAGGAGAAGCTAGCCCAAACTTGGCGGGATTTCAACGTGTGCCAGAACATCGACGACTTTAACCGGGGCTGTGCCCTGGTCTTCGCCCGGCTGTACGGGAGCTTCCCGCGCCCGATCGTGCTGGCCGCTTCGGCGCTCGAGGAGGGCGCCGTCGCCACGCCTGAACGACTGGCGGTCTACGGCGCCACGGTCGAGTTCCTTGCCGCCGAGGGCTACCTGGTCTTCACGTCGAAGGTCGGCAGCGAGGCCGACCGACACTTCGCCGGGGTGCGGCTGACGGCTCAGGGGCTGGCAGCGCTCAACCGGGTGCCTGACGCCATCCGGCCCGTCGGCAAGACGGTCGGCGACCACCTGGTCGAGTGGGGCCGTGACACCCTGCGCGACACCACGCGCGAGGCCGCC